ACCAGAAACAATATAAGAATTATCGTCACCTTCCATTGTAGTAAAAGCTTCATAATTAGATTTCTCAATTATTTTATTTCTTACGTGCGTTTGTTTCTTCTCTTTTTGTATTCTACGCAAAAATGCATAGTAGATTATTTGTGTAAAATATGCAAAAGGATTAGAGGATTTTTCTGGATTAAAATTCTTTACATACTGTAAACAGTTTTCAATACCATCTGAAATCATCTCATCTCTATAAGTGTAGTTAATAAAGTTTGGCCTATAAGATAGGTGTGTAGCTATCTTTAGAAAACACTCACCAATGTAGTTTGTTACTGGTGGAATGTTATCTTCATCTGGCCAGGTCTCACGCCATTCGACCATTGCTTCCAAGAACTTTTTATTGTCTACATAATGTGGCTTTTGTTTTTTGTTTTTTATCATAAGGTACTCCTAATATATTAATTACTATACTATACTGAGAGTAATTTGTCAATACCCTAAAGAGACTTGACATATCTTATTTTATGTGTATAATAGGTTATGTGGAACCGTTAATGAATAAGTTTACTTGGTGATTCTTTTTCTTCTAATAGTTCATCATATATATCATCATTAGTATAATCATCTAATTCTTTTTCATCACTATCGAATTCACCATATTCTTCATCGAATTCAGTTACTATTCTTTTAAGAACATACTCATAGTACTTTGTTAATCCTGGCGATGCAGCTGCAGAAGTTACCACTGTCGTAGCAGGAATGGAGAAATATTTTTGTTCCGTAAATGGTTGAAACCAACGTGATAAACTCAAACCTTCACGTATACCCTCTGGGCCCACTTCTTTAGTATGAGTTATCAGTAGTGGATTTTGTATTTCATAAACACGTTTTGTCAATTCTTTCTCTACATTGTATTTTTCAAAATCCACTTCACAGATTATATCTTCTCCGTTAGCTAACTTTAAAACTGTATATGAAACGTCATTCATTTTATTTTTACCTTACTAATTTCGTAGTTAAACTGTTCTTCGTTATATATATTTATTCGTTCAAAAAAGTGGTTTAAAGTAAAATTGCGTCTTTCTTTATATGATATATCATCTGCAATATCAAATATTAAAACGGAATCTTTAGTTGATGATGTACGCAAGCCTCTACCAATTGATTGCAAGACCCTGATTTTTGACTTACTTGGACTAGAGAGCACGATGTTGTGAATATTACGAATATTAATACCAGTGCTAAAAGTACCATAAGATGCAATTGTGGTTGAGTTAGTGTGTCCTTCAACCAATCCACGTATCTTTTCCCTTTGTTCAGTATCAGTTCCGCCATGGACAAAATAAACATTTTCACTTCCTTTCATTCCTTCATATAATATCTTACCGTGTTTTTCTACTAACTGGTACAAGCATAGAGTGTTGCCCCCAATATTATTGCAAAGCTCTAAAATAAAATTATTTCTAGATTCTTTTGCCACGATGTAATTAATTTCTTCAGCATAATCCATCCTTTCTCTAATAGACGGATGTTTTAATACAATACATTTTATTTTCAATTTAGCAAGAGTATTTTTATCTATAAGCTCTTTTGTGCTTACAATTTTTTCAACTGTACCAAATAGTCCCTCTAGTACAAGTTTGTGCGTCTGTGACCCGTCTAGTGTCCCTGTAAGACCGAATCTATACTTACATTGGTGTAACTTAGTCATTATACCAGTAAGAGACTTTGCCTTAAACATATGGGCTTCATCACCTATTACACAACCAAACTGTTCAAAATATTTTCTTGGCATCTTGTAGATAGATTGCCAAGTAGATATCACAACATCCTTTTCTATCTTTGTTGTATACCCTTGATATATTTTCTGACAATGTGTGCCAGATGACCAACCATAGTCTTCAAAGTCCGTATACATCTGTTCGACCAATGATGTAGTAGGAACAAGAATTAAAGTTCTATTTCCACTCATCTGATAATATCGAACTAATGCATATATTATTAATGACTTACCACTAGCAGTAGGAGAAACAAGAAGAGCACGATTTCTGGAAATGGCCAACCGCACAGCTTCAATTTGATAGTCTCGTACTTTGAGTGACTTTCCTTTACTTTTTGGTTTGAGACTTTTGATAAATCCTCTAACAACCTTACCCACAATATTCCGCTCATCTTCGACTCCTTCTTCTATAGTATATTTAACATTATTGTTCTTGCAAAACTCAATAATATATGGTAGTAATCCCAAATAAATTTCACCACTCGCTGGCGAGAATAATCTTATCTTTCCATCCCACATACGATTACGATACATAGGCATAAACTTTGCGCCTGGCACTTCAAACGTAAAGAAATCTGCTAACTCTTGATTCTCTGAAGATGATAACTCAGATAGTGTTATATATACTTCGTTCTTTTTAGATATATGCATTTTGTAAAGTACGTGGTTCGCCGTAGTGACCCTTGATTAATATATTCCAAGAGATACTTATTCTTTCACCATTACTTGTTTGCACCCAATGTTGTAACCATGATGGAAATATAAGACCAGTATTTTCTGTAGGATCAAATGAAATCATAGTTGAATTTTCCCAATTATTTTCTTTTCTACGTGGAACTATAATACTAGCTTGTGGTCTAGGGTCAAAAAAATGTATGGGTGCAGATGCTGTATCTGTCTTCAAATAAAATACACCAGACAGAAAATTGTTTGAATGATTATGCGGTGGATGATTACCACCCGAGCTTATAATATTTGCCCACATATTAGTTATTATTAAATCTTCATATTCATAATTAAGATCATCTAATATAGTTTTATTTAATTCTAAAATATTATCTTTTAAATTTCTAAAGTATGACATTTTATGCAAATCATCTTCAGTCTGAGTTAAAAGATCAACACCTTTAAAAGTTTCAATATATTTTGTCATCAGAGTTTTATCATCAGTTGAGATATCTAAAACAAATTCATGAATTAACGTTGGAAAACACTTATAAGTTTTTACATCAGCCATGCCACTACACTCCATCTAATTCCACTAATAACTTTTTTTGCTTGATGAGGATACATGAAGTTAGAGGGAAATATTATTGCAGAACCTTTATTTGGTTTTATTTCTTTTTTAGCAACAACAAACTCTCCTCCTTTATAATCATCATTCAAATAAAGTAAAGCAGATACATGAGGATATCCCCACTTTTGTCCGTGGCTATGATGAATATTGTCAACGTGTTCTGACATAAATCCACCAGCACCATATTTGTTAATTCTAAAATCACTTGTATGTTCGCACATAAAAAGAGGAAACTCATATTCATATTGTCTAACTGCTTTTGCAAAACAATCTTTTAAATGGTTGTAAAATATACTATCCTTCTTAATCCAAACGTCATCCATTACAACACGATTTTTTGAATCTTCATGAATCTTTTCATGACTAGAGAAGGACGATGGTTTGAAGTCGTGTTTAAAATTCATAAGATCATTACATAAACTATTATCTACAATATCTTCATAGACCTTTATATAATCTTGAACATTCATTTACGTCATTCCTGCTTCAAATTGTTTCCATGATATGGCGTGTTTGATATCCCAACCACGATTGTCTATAGACTTAATTACACCGTCTATAAATTTTATGGTTGTTTCTAGATAAGCAATTTTATTTGAGAGCTCTATAACATCACTATCTGATGAAATATAAATTTGTAGATCGGTTTTTAAAACTTTTAGATCAAAAGGTTTTGATGCATATATTTTTGCGTCTGACTTACCACCATAGTATTCCCACTTCTCACGATACAATACTTGATAGTCACCTTTACTTCTTGCGAGTAAAAGTTCAAACCTTGATTTATAGTCTAACCACTTGGCTTTTATTTCTTGATTGTAAAAGGATTCTTGATCTATATTTTCAATATTTTTTACTGGAAGGTCTTTGTAGGATTCTTGTTTCAATTCGTCTAACGTCATTATATACTTTCTTCAAATGATTGAGCAGAGTTTGATTACTCTCTTTTACTATGTTGACCCTGATGAGGCTTGCCGTGTTGTCACCAGAATTTAAGTCTAAAGATTTGATATGTGTTAAAGTATATCAAATCTCTGCTCACTTTTATTTATACTAACTAATTGCTTCAATTTCATAAATCTGATATGCAAAGTCTATTGACGCTGTAAGGTACTCAACATCTGTTGCTCCTTGATTATAATCTAATGCAGTCATAGCCACAGGATATAAATCTCTAAAGAAAACATTTACAATAGGATTATTTTTGTTAGATAGAATTGTTAATGTTGCATCAGAGAATAATGCA